CATCAGGTACTGCCTCACCATTACCCCACGTTCCGTCACCCCATCCATGAGAAGACGAATTCCATCCATCAAATGCAACCTTAATGTCAGCCACACGTTATATCCTATGCGATTCTTATAATCGCGTTACTAGCATCTGCCGCTGGAAATTGGATAGTAAAGTCACCGCTTGTGGATGTCTTATCCGCTCCAAAGTCCAATATAGCTACTGCCCTATTAGCAGAACCGGCTGTCGTAGAGGAATTATAAATTAACGCCCCTCTTGCCGTGATTGTACTACTAGACCAAGTGCTATCAGAAAAATCTGTTAGCGCGGTTGTGCCTGATGTAGTCGGATCTACATTGGTAAGCGTATTACCGCCCGCTGTATAATTCGTACCGGTAGCAGATACTTCGTTAGTCGTTGCATAAGCAGTGGTAGATGCTGACATCGTTGCACTACTCGTATACAAAGCAATCTTAAAAGTATTGCCTGTGCCAGTAGTTGTAGTTGTTCCTCCACCAGAGCCATTGTGGAAATTATGAATTCCCTGTAAAAGCTCAGATTTAAACGAGGTCGCCATAGCTGTCGTGATAGCCATTATAGTCTCCTTAAAATATCAGCAATGTCTGGATGACCTTGCTGAATAAACTCGTTCATAAGCGTTGTTCTATCGCTTTTAATCGCCTGGTTAATAATACCTAAAACCACATGGTAAATGCGACTCTTAAAAGCTTCTGCCTGTTGTCTAACAACAGGATCAACAGAAGCAGATATACCAACTATTTGTTCTACCGCTCTTTCGGCGAGCTCTTCGGGAGACAATCCTCGATTCTCTGTTGTCTTTACAACAACATCTCCCATATTTGATTTAACAGCAACCTCAAACATTATTGAACAGCCCCTCTGATATCATCTCGATATTCATCCCTAACCCCATATCCTTCACCAAATCTAGTTAATGCACCAAGAGCTTCTTTAAATCTCTGTTCATATCCTACCACTTCTTCAGGTGTTTTAAGGAAAGTAGCTGCTTCAACTAATGCACCATAAAGCAATGCATCAGGCGCATTAGTAGATAACCAGGTGGTCCCTCCATCTGCACCAGCCGTTAATGAAGCAGGTCGATATTTATAATGAAGCTCAAAGCTATAACCTGAATCTGGCGTAGGCGCTAATAAAAAAGTCGTATCATCAAATAGTGCGTAATATTTTGGCAACCCAGTCGTTGAAGCATTAGGGGTGTAATCCCTAATAAACGATACATGCTTCAATAAAAGGTAGCTGTAAACGCTGCTAGAAATGACAGCCAAGCTATAAGGTGCAAGAAAATCACTAGGCATAGAAAGATAAGTGTTATCTGCCGTTGCATTACCCGTGACGTTTTTTCTAAACACCGGCATTTCAACATTTTTTAAAATACGCTCTTCGGACTCTTTAATAAAGACCGATAAATTATCGTTAAACGTAGTCTCACTTGTTTCACAATAATTTTGAATAGCTGTTTTAAGTGTTGCGTAAGTAAAACTCATGTAGTCACCACTGTTACTGTGCCTATTTCTCCGGTCGATGCATCCATATCAAATGCCGATCCAATAGAATCTCCCGTCACTGTAGTCATTCTATTAGGATCTATGGTCCTCACCACTCCTTCTCCAGCCGTATTGGTAACTGCTGGTCTAGGGTGCCTTAATGCTTGAGGATCAGAGACATGAGGCAATGGTTCTAGTTGGGGTTCTTTAGGTTCATAACATTCTTTACAAACCCTGAAACCAGTCCATTCCTTTTTTAAACTCTTGTAAGCATATTGAAATCCACATCGATCACATATTGCTATGGCAAATTTGCCTGAAGCGTAAGCCATTACGCTCTCTTAGATCTCATGCTAGGCGCAATAAACAAAGATGCTCTGCTCTCATCTTGATCTGCGGCTCTGGCGAATTCCTCTTCATACATCGTCTTTAACATCTGAACTCTGTCTGGCGCTCGTTTAATTGACAAGTAATAAGCCAATCCAGCAGCTAGGCAGGGATAAAAACGAAAAGGAACACCTAATGTATTTGCCCCAGCATCACCATCTTCAATACGAATTAATCGATTGATGTATAGCGCATCTGTACTGTTTTCAGATGCTGGCCAAAAATACAATCTAGGCGTAATTTGTTTATCCAAATACCATTGGGTAGGTCTTGCCTCTGTAGTTTTGGTTGGGATATTCCAATACGCAGACCTGGAGATCTGTTGCATTTGAATATCAGTAGTCGTACCACCAGAAGTAGTTCTGATCACAACATCTAATACATCAATTGTGTAAGCGTCTAAATCAAAGTAAGTGTCTGATTTAGTTAGAGTTGTGTTCGTATTATTAACTGTCCACTGATTTAGACCTCGATTAGCCCAATCAGCAAACAATAAATTTAAAGAACGCCGAGCGGTGACACCGTCATATCCTGTTCGATATTCCAGTCCACACCGCTCAAATGCTTCCTCTACATACTCCGCAACATCTGGCTCAAAATCCCTAGATCCTGATGTGGCCATTTATGCACCTCTTATGATTGGAACGTAGTCATTGCTGTCAAATCAGTTACAGCCGTAAAGGTAACATATCCACCAGACTTAAATAACAATCCATCATCAGGAACATCTGGATAAGAATTAGTAGAAGCTCCAGCAATAGTTCTATATTGCATTACTACGGTTCCTGTACCAGACCCTTCTCTAAAAGAAATAGTTGCAGCAGCGGTTCCATTTACAACGTAAATGCCCCTTAGCCGCATTCTTTCTTTAGACATTACGCCACAAATACTAGTGCCAGAACCAGCACTAACATTGCCAGCAGAAGACCCAGAAGTAGCTATCTGAGTAACTGTTGTAAAAAAAGAAGTACCAGTCGCTGTATCTGTATCAGCACCAGTTATAGTTTCTGTTGCAGCAGTGCCGGTTTCGTCAGTTCCTGTTACCGTGAATGTAATCCCACTATCATCACCAGCAGAAAGTATGGTTACATTTCTTGGCGAATCAAATGTTACTGATCCTCCAGAAGCTAACGCTCCACCAATTGTTAAATTAGCTGCTCCACTTATACTTGCTGCAACGCTAACCCCATCTGGATCTGCCGCCGCAGCAATTATAAAACTCGAAGAAACATCGCTACCTGAACCTTTCATAGTCATAGCAAGTTACCTCTATTTATCGTTCAACAGCCGCTAAAATATAATCAATAGTCATAGTTTTTGCAGCAGCAGCGCCATTCTGGATACCAAAAGAAACAGTTAAATCTTCATCGTCTGTCGCATTTGTTAAAGTTGTTTGTGAAGCAACTTGCGCGTCATCAATGAATATTTGAAATTCGCCGTTTCCAGAATTACCAGTAGGTGTGTAATAAAAAGCAGCAGTTAAAAACGTATCATCAGAAATTGTAGCAACTGATGAGTTTGTGGTCGCTGAATTATCTTTTTCAATATTAAAGTCCATTGTGGCTGCGCCATCAGCTTTAATAAAGTAAAACCCATCTGTTGTATCAAGAGGCGTGGTATCAGTAATACCAAGGCCCATGACAAAGTCAGACTGAGTTGCGTCAGATACTTTGAACCTGGCTTTAAAAAACATTTGCTTGGTTGCAACATACTTAAATGCTTCTCCTTTTAACTGGAGAAAATCCAAATCGTCATCAGCGTCATCGTTAGTGATTAAAAGCCAACCGCCAGGGCCGCTTGCAAGTGCTTCAGTTGCAGCACCTGAACCACCTTCTGTGGTGGTAATAGTCCACTCGTCAGCGTGATAAGTAAGAAAATCGTTAAAATACGTTGTGTATTTTGTAGGGTCTAAATAAGGATACTCAAAAAGAGGATTTCCTGGTATCTGGTTAGAGACACCATTTCTAAAATGCGTAGTAGTCATAACAGTTTTCTCCTAAAAACCAGCGCGTTAACGCCATTAAGCTACTAAAAAACAAGGTGGCCCGAAGGCCACCCGATATTTGTGCGAAGCTTTACGCTCCTTGAGAACCGTACACGCAACGAGGGTTAGACCACCCGAAGCTGTATCGCTCTCTAGCTTTATAACGCACATTACCCGTATCGAAATCACCTTCCATAGAAGTTGAAATCGGGCTACGTTCAAAGTGCTTAAAGCCGTCAGGACAATCAGTCAAGACATACCATGCATCAGTGTCTGTCAAGAAATGGTTGACTGCATAACCTTGCGGTAGCAATCCCATATTCCTTACAGCGTTGATGTCATTGTCTGCCGTACCAACACGCCCTGGTGTTTCAAGCAGTCGATCAGCTACAAACTGAAGTTGAGGCGGAACAATCAGCTTAGTGCCTTGAAGGGCAAGCGTCATGTTTCGATCATCAACATAAGTTGAAATGCTGATCAAAGCGTTTTCGAGAGAAGTCTCGTTCAGATCGACATAAGTAGAAGGTCGATTGGACAAGGTTCCGCCACCAGCCAGAGGGTGTGCTGTGCTGACTAACGCAACACCGTCACCGCCCGTATAGCTAGAGCTAAACGCATTGTTAAGAACATTAGCAGCTTTAACCTGCTTTGAGTGAGCCATACTTCGGGCCAAAGCCTTCGTATAACGCGATCCAAGTCGGTCGTAAAGGTTGTCCTCTACAGCTTCCTCGGTCAAAGCAAATGCCAGTGCTACGGTTTCGTGAGTATACCTAGCGGTAAAACCTTCAGTCGCGCTGTCATAAACAACACCTTGACCTTCAGTTTTAACATCGGCATTACCGAAACCAACGATAAGAACTTCTTCTTCAAACGCTCTGTCTGAAGATTCAGTCTCAAAAATTTCCGCATGCTCGTTTTCATAACGTGCATACTCCATGCCAAATAAAGCGTTGAGTCCTGGCTCTAGCTCTTTGGCTAACTGTGCTCTTGAAATAGCCATTAGTTATCCTCCTAAGCTAGACCGACTTGCTTCTGACCAAGCAGATGATTCTGTATGGTGACAAGCACGTTGGTATTGGCTGAACCCATGTCTGAATTATCTGGATCACCAGAAATATCAAACGCCTTCATTGGTAGGGTAGCTGTAGTAGCTCCCGTCGAAACATCTAGTTCCACATAGGAAATTCCGCTGTCTGTACTTCCCGTTCCGCTATTGTCAACAATATCGAAGTTGCCGAACAAATCAGCAACAGGGAAAGCAGCATCCGCTTGCACTTCAAAGACATCAAAGGGATCGTCATAAATGAAGGCAATTGCGTCTGTAGCTGCATTACCAGGCCAGTAATTACTCCATGTAGGCTTGCTAGTAGTTGGATCTGTGTAGAAACAACCATTAAATACACCTACAATAATATCACTAGTGGCACTACCGCCATCGGCTCTAGCAATACGAGTCACAATACCACCAGTATTCTGAGTAACAATGTCACCTTGATATACTTTAGTAGTATTAGTTGTATCGCTAGTAGTCAGCCTATAACGTGATTGGCCAGCGCTATTGTAATTACCCTGTACATTTCGTACATAGCGGAGTCCAAAAGGGGCATCATTATTAGCCATCTTTTAATTTCTCCGTAAACACAATCAAAATAATAATCCTAAGCTAACGCTTAGAATTCCCAAAAGTTACCTGCGTCTTTCTCTCATTCGAGATTGGCATAGCAGGATGCTCATCCTTCATCAGATCATTATCCACCGCTTGCATTTGGTGGTCGGTCTGTTTCTGGAAATAAGCATTTCGTTCCCCAGCGGTCTCTTCTGGTATTTTACACAGAATTAACCCGCCAACGCCAACAGTGCCAGCGTGTTTGCCTTCTTCCATTATGGGTAAATCATACCCAACAACTTCTTCAGGCTTTACAGGCTCATAGCCTTCACGAAAGCGCATGTGTACATTGGTCTTGTCTTCCTCTCCCCGAATATGAGTTCGTATCCATCTGTAATGCATTCCAGGTGGAGGAGGGGGCGTTTCCAACACTTGAGGTGGTTGCCATGGTTTTCGAGCAGCCGTATTAGATCGTTCGTTTTGTGTGCGCGAAGACCGGTTAGATCCTGCGGTCGATTTTTTAGCTTCTTGTTCACTCATGAGCGTTGTAACCTCATCTTTTGTTTTGCGTATTCTTTGAACGGAACCCCAAGTTTCTTAGCTAATTGCTGTTCGCTTGGGCTCAACTCAATCCTACGATCATTTTGATTGCGTCCATTTCCAGTTGTGCGCGTAGTCGAAACGACAGTCTGGACGTTTTTTCTGTCGTTTACAGCGTTCTCAAACTTATGCGGTAATTCTAGTCGCATACGGTTATTTAACTCAGAATAATACTCGTCAGATTCTAAGTCAATGCCGGTGCTAGCGATCTCCTCATGCAAGGCCATTGCCACATTAGTCATAATCCGGTCTTTCCCAAACCATTCATTATCATTTGCCCACTGCTTTGCTTTGTCAGAAGGCTCCTGATATTGAGGTTGTTGAGGAACTTGCTGCAATTGAGCAGGGCTTTCCACTTGAGCTTCAGCCTGTTGCGTATTATACGTTTCAAGCTGCTCCTCATATTCCTCTAACTGTTGGGTATATTGATTCAGTGCAGTACGATCCGCTTCTGCTCTAGCCAACAATTGCTGGGCTTCGACCAAACCATCCTGGTCCCCAGCCTCCATTGCTGCTTTTAAAGCTTTCTTAGCGCCTTCTGCTTGAGCTTCAACGCGATTCTCAAACTCAACACCATAGCTCTTTTGAACTTTTAAGTTCTCTTCAGCCGCTGTGCTTTGGCTGTGAGTTAATTTACCTTCAAGCTCTTGGTTTTTCTCAAGCAATGACTTGGCATACTGCAATGCCTGTAATTCTCTACGTTGATATTCTTTTGCCTGTGCAACTGACTTGTTGATTCGGTCTTGAGCAGTTTTGCTCTTACGTTCAGCCTCAGTCAGTTCTTCATTTTCAGGCATGGGTTTAGGATCAAACTCTTCCTGAACCACATCATCGGTAATCGGGTCAATGCTATTAACATCTTCCTCGCTTAACTCAATGAATGTCGATTCATCAGAGGTATCCTCTTCAACACGCCTTTGTTCAGGAAGCGCAGCCTTATCAATGTTTTCATCATTGAGATTGGCAAGAGCTTCAGTCAGGGTTTCTTCAGCCATGATTTACTCCTATAGTGATTTGATGTCATCGGGATCTGCAATCGTCCCAATTACTTCATCATCGTTAATGATTTTTACTTCTTCGCCATCTTCAAATGCAAAACGAGCACCCGCATAACGGCCAATCAGAACCCAATCACCTTCTTTACACCAAGGAACATTCCCAAACTTACCTTCATCCTGATAAGCCAAGGGACCAGCTTTTAATACATAGGCAACAATCGTGGACAAATTTTCTCTGTCTACGGTTGATTGAGTCAGCATAATACCGCCATCAGTCATTCCCTTACCTTTGTAAGGCATCACTAACAATCGATATCCTGCTGGATTAGGCATGCGCTCTAAGAGCGATTTGTCCAGTAATTCAGGATCTAAGACCCGACTTTCTGGCTCAATGTATGCGTCTGCAATAGACGTTTGTGCGACAGTGTCCACTTGGGGTTCACTCATCGATATCTCCTTCAATATGCAATGCTTCTTTTAAGTCTTCTCGTAGGGTGCGAAGCATCGATAACTCACCCATGACGAATTTGTAATCCTCCATGTCTTTGATTGCGCCACCAGACAAATAGTCTTTGGCGCGTTCTTCATAATCATTGAACTTCTTTAAAATATAATCTGCTAATGCGAGTGAATCCATTTAAGTAAACACAGGTCCAGTTGGCATTGGTGGGCCTCCAGGCTCTGCATCAGGATCATACTGAGGCGCTGGCATTTGAGGTGGTTGAGGGAAATTACCCATACCCGCATAAGCCATTGCTGGAACAATCGGAGCCGTTCCGCCATAACCACCAAACATTTCAGATGGTATCTGAGGGCGAGGCATAAATTGAGATGGTTGTTGAGGGCCAGCAGCCACAATAGGACCAGTTGGCTGTTGTGGTCCCATCATATTCCACTGCTGAACTTGAGGCAGTTGGGGCATTTGTGGTTGTTGCGGTTGCTGCTGTTCTTGTTGAGATTTCATTTTTTCAAAAAACTCTTGAAGAGTTTTCATTGTTGAAGCGTCATCAGAGCTAGGTTGTTGAGATTCGCTTGGGGTTGAGTATTTTTTCCAAGCATCTTTAAAAGATTGACTTACAGTAGATCCGGGGATTGATCGAGACGTATTTCCAGCAATTCCACCAATTGTTCCTGTATACATATCAGTCTCAGGATCGTAACCAGTAATAACAGTAGTTCCTGAAGTTATTCCACCTTCACCTACATTCCATTTTGTACCTTCATCCATTTGCCAAAATGATTTTTTCTTTTTTGTTTCTTGAGGACCAGTCTGGGTTTGTTGTGCTGGGTCTGAAAACTTTTCTCTTAGTTGATTTTGTTCCCTAATGTATTTTGCAGGATCTAAAGACTGACCCTGAGTAGCTTGCTTAATTATTTCCTGAATATTTATATTTGCTCTAGGTATTA